TCCACAGCCCGTCCACAGGCGAGCACACGGACAAGCCCACCGCCGCCGAGCGGGACTGGCGCCGGGAGCTGACCGATGAGCGGTTCGGCGGGCCGGTCGTCCGGGAATGGAAACCCAACACCGCCCGCCAAGAACGCGAAGCGGCGGAGCTCCGGCTCATCGTCGACAACACCCCCGACGCACCCCTAACAGTCGGCTACGGATCACGCAGCCGCTACGACGCCCACCACAGATACCACCTGCTGACACCCCGCGGGAAAGGGTGGACCTCGTACTGCGGCCGGGCCGCTGACTGCATCCCCGACGAGCAGGCGACGGCCGGGGCGATCGACTGCGCCCGCTGCATGCGCTCGGTCCAGGGCGAACGGGGCGCGTCATGACCACCCATGTGATACCAGCCGCCCGGCTGTTAACCGTCGTCCACATCAAAGACCCTGACGTCACCGCCCACATCGAGTGGACCCCGGACAACCACTGGCGCGCCGGGCGGGTCCAGCTCACCGCCGACTCACACGACGGCCGCACCCTCTGCGGGCAGCCCATGCTCGCGCACGAACTCTGGCAGGCATGGACCGTGCCGCACCGCGACGACCGCATGTGCGCAGCCTGCGAAACCCGCGCCGCACCTTATGTAGAGGAAGGGCTCTTCTGATGGCCGAGCCCTACTACACCGACGGGACGGTCCAGTTGTTCCACGGGGACTGCCTCAACGTACTGCGCGGCATGCCCGACGCATCGGTCGACTCGATCTGCACCGACCCGCCCTACGGGCTGGAGTTCATGGGCAAGGGATGGGACGCGCCATGGCAGGTCGGCAGCGGCATCAACGCCGATGCCGGGTTCAACGGCGGTGGCATCAGCGCAACCCGCAACGCCCCATCGTTCACAGGCAGCACCAATCCCAAGTGCCTCACCTGCAAGGGCACCCGCAGGGGCCGCCGAGACGGCACGGCGCTGGTCAAAGTCTGCACTTGCAGCGACCCACGATTCCCCAACGTCCGAGCGATCGAGATGCGGGCATTCGGTGAGTGGTGCCAGACGTGGACCGTCGAATGCCTCCGCGTCCTCAAACCCGGCGGGTACATGCTCGCCTTCGGCGGCACCCGCACCCACCACCGCCTCGCCTGCGCCGTCGAGGACGCCGGATTCGAGATCCGCGACACCATCACATGGCTCTACGGGTCCGGATTTGCGAAGTCGCTCGACGTGTCCAAGGCCATCGACAAGCGCCGCGACTGGTCGCTGGTCGAGCGCCTCTCGGGTGAGATCAAGCGCGCACGGGGGGAGGCCGGGCTGTCCCTCACGGAGATCGGACAGGCCATGCTCGCAGCCACCGATGGCGCCTACGGGAAGTGGTATCACCGTGGCGGGCACATGTTCTTCGAGACGGGCCGCAGCCTACCGACCCGACCCGAATGGGCTCAGCTCCGCCTTGTTCTGCCGATCGTCGATGAGTTCGCGCAGGTGTACGACGCTGCGGAGCGAGAGGTGATCGGCAGTGACACGAAAGCTCGCAGTGAGGCAGGCGCGTCGGCGCTCCCCACGCTCGGCGCGGCCACCAAGTACGAAACGTGGGACCTCACCGCCCCCGCCACGGACGCCGCGAAGCGGTGGCAGGGCTGGGGCACCGCCCTCAAGCCCGCGAGTGAGCCCATCGTCGTCGCCCGGAAACCACTAACGGGCACGGTCGCGGCCAACGTGCTCGCGCACGGCACCGGGGCGCTCAACATCGACGCCTGCCGAGTCGATGTGGAGAGCACGACAGCGATCGGCCGCTGGCCACCGTACAACTGCGTCGAGGGCTGCCCGGTCTCCGAACTCGACCGGCAGACCGGCACCCTCACCAGCGGCGGGGGCGTCAAGGTTCCGCCCGGATCGCTCCACGGATTCATCGAGGATCGGGAATCCACGCGGAACGACAGCGGGCGTACTTTCGTCAGCAATAGCGGTGGCGCGTCTCGGTTCTTCCCGACGTTCCGCTACGAAGCCAAAGCCCCCGCGCACGAACGCCCCAAAGGCGACGACGGCACCGGCCACCCCACCGTCAAACCCCTCGGCCTCATGCGGTGGCTCGTACGCCTCGTCACGCCCCCCGGTGGGCTCTGTCTCGACCCGTTCGCCGGCTCAGGCACCACAGGCGAAGCATGCGTCATCGAAGGCTTCCGCTGCATTTTGATCGAGCAGGACTCCGAGTCGCTACCCCGCATCGTCAACCGGCTGAGCAAGCCAATCCAGCCCGACATCTTCGGAGGAGTGGCCTGATGGCACGCGCCGAAATCCACGTCCAACTCGCCGTCGACTTCGCCGACGACCCCAAAGTCCGCGCGCTCGCCCGCGACCCCCGCAACGCCCGAGGCGCCCGCGACCTCTACGTACAGATGGTCTGCTACGCCAAACGGAACCTCACCGACGGGTACATACCCGACGAGCAGATCGGCGTACTCTGCTACCCCGATCCACCCAAAACAGGGCAACGCCAAGCGCGGCTACTCGCCGAGCGGACCACCCCCGACGACGAGCCCCTCATCCGCGAAGTGGACCGGGGCTGGCAGGTCACCGCCTACCTCAAACGCAACAAGTCCCGCGCGCAGGTCGAGGCCGGGAGTGAGGAACTCAGCGAGGAACGGTCCAGGGTCGGCACCTACGGCAACCACCAGAGGCACCATGTCAACCGTGGCATCAGCAGCCCTGATTGTGGGCATTGTCAGTCGCCAAAACGTCCCCCAGCCGTCGCAAACGGGTCGCAAACGGGTCGCAAACCTGCGACGGGCCTACCTGTGGATAACCTACCCCCCGAGGGTCGGGAATCAATCGCCGAAGGTCGGGAATCAATCCCCGAAGTTATCCACAGGGATGGTTCTCGTGGGGAAGGCGCGACCAAAATGCAGGGCCAGAACGCAAAAGTGCAGGTCAGAGGGGGTGACCCCTCGCAAACACCATCGCAAACACCGTCGCAAACGGATCGCAAAGGGGTTCGCAAAACGTCGCTCATAGACAGAGACATAGACAGAGACAGGAACAACAACATCTCTACTACTCACCTTGATTCAAGTCGCTCACGTAACGCAACGCGCGAGACGCAGACCAACAGCGACGATGACTTGACCAAAATCCAAACCGAACTGCAACGACACCGACACGCCCCCATCCCCTCCGAGCACGTCGCACGGGTCCGAGCCGACATCGCCGAACGCACCCCGCCCGGAGTCCGCGACCCCACCGCGTACACCCTCGCCGCGATCCGCAAGGAGCCCGGCCGCTACCTGCCCACACCCACCCCCGACCCCTGGCAGCCACCGCCGCCGAACGGGAAGCCACCCGACGACCTTCACGCAGCAGCTCAGGCCGCCCGTGCGGCCATCCGCCGCCCCGCTGATGCCATGGCCGTTGGTTCGGAGGTGGCGGGCCATGGCGAGTGATGAGCCGCTGCCGGGGAAGTGCGGGGCTCGGGTGCATCAGGGGTTGGGGTTTTGCACGCAGGCCGCCGGGAAGGGCACGCCGCACCCTGGCCGGGGGGCTTGCACGAACCATGGCGGGAGCACCCCGAACCATGTGCGGAAGGCGGAGTTGGAGAGGTTCGAGGAGGCTGCGGTGACGTTCGGGTTGCGCCGGGACGTGTCGGGTGAGCAGGCGTTGCTGGAGGAAATCCAGTGGACCGCCGGGCATGTGGCGTGGCTGCGCGGGCAGGTCCAGGAGCTCGACCCGGGTCGGATGTGGTGGGGGCCGGCTGAGGAGCGGGATGGGGCGCGGGTGTTGAAGGCTGGGGCGCCGGCGGTGGTGACGGTTTATCAGGCTGAGCGCAGGCATTTGGTGGATGTGTGCCGGGCGGCGTTGGCGGCGAATGTGGCGGAGCGGCAGGTCAGGTTGGCGGAGGCTCAGGGCGCGCTGCTGGTCGCCGGCTTGCAGGCGCTGGTCGCGGAGCTGACGCTGTCGAAGGCTCAGTTGGTCGTGTGGGGTCAGGCTGTGCCACGGATGTTGCGCGGCCTGGCGTCGGGTGCGATCGAGGTGGCGTCGTGACGTTCGCCCGTCGCGTGCTTGGCTTGTGGCATGATGTGCGGCAGGGCCGCCCGTCGCGTGAACGTCAGGCGGCCCCTGACCCCGGATCGTCTAACCCGATCGGAGGGCTCCATGGAGCCTAGCGAGAACCTGGCTACAGCCAAGCAACTGCGCTGCCCGCGCTGCGGCGGGGTGAGACGGTAATGCCCACGTACATCGTGAAGCCAGACCGCGATGAGGACTTCTACGTCGAATGGTCAAGCGTTGTCGACAACATCGTCGGAGCGGGCGGCGACAGGGCCAGCATGCTGCGGTTCGGTGCCGAACGTGTGCGGCTCGACCGTGCGGATGCCAGCGGCACATCAGCGCTCTGGCCCGATACGCAGTCGCCGTATCTCGGGTGGGGCGACAACCTGCTCGTGACAAACACCGAGCGCGATGACGCCCACTTCTTCACGCTGAGGAGGGGCGATTTGCTTGCCTATGCGCGGGCGTATGACGCCGATGACGTGGCCAGCGCGGAACGCCTGCTGGTGCCATGCCCGGCCGATGACGCCGAAGATGTAGGCCGGGCGGAGGCCAACCGATGACCGCCCCCGACGTGCCAGCGGCCAACTTGCGGGGCCAGATCGTCGCCCTGCTCGACCGAGTCGGCGACCTCCCGGGCTCTGAGGACTGCGCGCACTCCGAGGCCGAGCATCCCTGGCTCGGCTGCGACGAATGCATGGCCGACGCCTTGCTGCCCGTGATCCATGCCTACGGCGACCAGCGGGCGCGGGACGCGCTGGTCACCGCTGCGGATGACAGCACGCACATCCTGGCGGCGACGGTGGGCGATGACCGGGCCGAGGTCATCGCCGGGTGGCTGCATGCTCGCGCCGAGCGGATAGGCCCGGTGAGCGCCCCGCACAGACTGTGGTCGGTGAAGGTCGAAGCCAGCGACGCGAACGTCTACGGATCATGCGAGATGTGCGGCGAAGCGCGAACCGGGTGGACAGCCACCCGTAACGGTGAGCACAGGTCGGGCATGTTCTGCCCGACCTGCGGCCACGAGGATCAGCCACCGTCCATCGACGAGCCGTGATGGTTCGTCTCAGGTCCGTTCCGTGCCCGCTGTGCCGTACCCGGCTGGTGATCACCGCCAGACTGGCCCCCGACGAGCCCCGTAAGGCTGGGACGGCCACCGCTCGGGTGACGGTCGAAGATCATGCGTGCCCACGGCCACCGGCTGGGCGGCGGATCGCATCGTGAGCGCTATCGGTGAGCCGGATAAGATCATCGAGATCGAACCGATCGAGGCACCCCCGATCACGGAGCCAGTGCCAGCACCAGAGCCCGTACGCGCGCCGGTGCCGGTCTCATGATCCCGGTTGAGCATGGGATCACGCCGGTCATCGGCTACCGGCAGTTCCTCGCCAACGATGCGGGCCTGTACGCGGTCAGTGCGCGGGGGGTGCTGTGGGATGAGGAGATGCTCGCTGAATGCCGCCGGGGAGGGGGCGTGCGGTGGGACGGTGACGCCAAGCCGATCCCTGAGCCCCGCGCCGAGCACATGGCTGGCTGCACATGCGGCCTGTACGCCTGGCATCTGCCGAGTGACCCGCTGAGGACGTTCGACATCTCCGGGCAAGTCTCCGGGGTAGTTGAGGGTTACGGGACGGTCGTCTGGTCGGCGAGGGGCTGGCGGGCGTCCCATGCGCGGATCGTCGCCTTGTGCGGTGAGGGTGTGTTCGACGGCCGTTACGCGTGCATCCCGTGGTATCCGACGTTCGACGCGATGGTCGCGGAGCATCCGCCGCAGGTCGACCCGGCGACGGTGCCCGCCCACGGGTTCGGTGGGACGCTCATAGGTTACGGCGGCGCGGGCGGGTCGGGGCTGGTTGCGACTGTGGGCGAGCAGCGGGGCGGCGGGACATTCGTAGGTTACGGCGGTCCTGTCGTGATTGTGGGCAAGAGGCCGTGACGTGCTGCGTGGAGCAGCTGAACGAGGTCGGCTTGGCCCTGCCCGGCGAGGTCACGCATGACGGTCCGCGTGAGCGTGCGCTGGAGGCGCGACGTACCCGCAACACCGGGCCGCCCGTGGGCCGCTACCGGCTCGACGGGAAACGGGCTGCCGGGTCGCGAGGCTAGAATCCGGGGCTAGGGGGTGGCCTGGTGGCCTGAACGCCACCACGGGAAGGGGCCTGGGATGGACCACACACAGCCCACGAACTGCACCGCCATCCACTACTACAACCCCGAACGCCCCCGCCGAGCACAAGACGGACTCCAAATCTGCGCCGGCTGCTACGACCGGGCAGACGGCCAACTCACCGAACTCCCCGACCTGGTCGCAGCCATCCTCGAACCATCCCGCCGAGCGGCCAGCGGACGAGTATCAGGAACACCCGAACCGCCGACCCTCGTCAACGACCGGCAGGTCGAGGGTCGGTCCCTCGTCCGCTATGCGCTGATCGAGTGGGCGCAGCTCGTGGTCTACGGCCGGCAGGTCACAGCCCCACAGTCCGACGTGCCCGCCCTGTGCGCGTTCCTCCGCCGCCACCAACTGTGGCTATGCGCCCAAGACAACGCTGGCGCGTTCGTCGCGGCATCCGGGGACATGTTCCGCTACGCCCGGCGCCTGGCCTACCCCAGCCCACCCGAACGAACGTACATCGGTGACTGCCCATACCACGTACTAGACGAGGCAGGGCTCATGGTTGTATGCGCCGAACCCGTGTACGCCTACCCAGACCCCGACCCCGACACCCCGCTACCGCTAGTGACATGCGTGAAGTGCGGGACAGCTGGGACGGTCCAGGAATGGCAACGACAAATCGTCGGCCGGGGTGATGGGATCGTCACATCCGCCGCGCTCCTCGCCCTGCTATCCGCCCGGTACATGACCCCAGTCCCGTCGAGCACCCTCTACTCGTGGGTGCGGCGCGGCCATGTGCGGCCGGTGGACCGTGGCCGCTACGACTTCGAGCAGGTGGTGGCGTACACGGACACAGTGTGGACGCCGGTCGGGAAGAGGACACGCCGTAGATCACGCCCCGTAGTTGACATGACGCCTGCTGCAAGTGCACTCTCTGCTACAACGGCGTGAGCCGCACCCCCGGCCCCGGCCCCGAGATTCGACCCTCGCAGGCCGGGGCTTTCCCATGTCCGAGGGGACGGATGCCATGCGGACCGTGCCCCTGCCCCTGCCCGTCCTGGTCGTCCGCCTGCGAGCGGCACGCATCCTCGGCCTCGAGGATGTCCGCGAGCAGGTCATGGAGGACATCGACAGGCAGCTCGACGTGATCCTCCGCGCCCGAATGTCAGCGCCGGCCGCCGGTCCGCGAGTGCCCAGCCGATGACGCTCACCGCGTTCGAGGTCGCCGCCCGCGCATTCGAACCCGCACCGCCGCCCCGCTGGGCAACACCAGGTGCGATGGCCCGCGAACTCGACCCGACCACGGTGCAAACCCCAGCGCTCGACGCGGTCGACCGGGTGCTGGTGGACGCAGCCGAGGGCCGCTGCCCCCGCGCGATGATTTTCGAACCCCCGCAGGAAGGCAAAAGCGAGCGGGTGTCCCGCCGGTTCCCCGCGTGGCTCCTCAACCGCGATCCCACACTCCGTATCGGGATCGTGTCCTACCAGTCGGATAAGGCGGTCCGCTGGGGCAGGGCGATCCGCCGCGACGCGCGGACACATCCGCAACTCGGGATCAACCTCCGCGCTGACGACCGGGCGGCCGGGCGGTGGCACACCGAGGAAGGCGGCGGCGTGTACTGCGCCGGGATCGGCGCGGCACTCACAGGTGAACCCCTCGACGTGCTCATCATTGACGACCCGTTCGCCGGTCGCGCTGAGGCTGAGTCGGCGGTGTACCGGGAACGGGCGTGGGACTGGTGGGAGAACGTCGGCTCTACACGGCTGAGCACCCGGGCGTTCGTGCTGCTGATGCAGACCCGCTGGCACACGGTCGACCTGGCCGGCCGACTGTTGCAGGAGGAACCCGGGGAGTGGCGGGTCCTGTCCATCCCGGCGATCGCCGAGGACGCGGATGATCCGCTGGGCCGCGCGCCGGGTGAGGAACTGGTGTCGGTGCAGCGGCGGCCCCCCGGATACTTCCACAAGCTGCGAGAGCTCCGGTCGCCGTACGTGTTCCGGTCGGTGTATCAGCAGCGCCCGACATCAGCGCAGGGCGGCATGTTCGCCCGCGCCGATTGGCGGTACTGGCGGACGCGGGGCCGGGAGTTGGGGCGGCCGGTCCTCGACTTGGATGGGCAGACGGCGGCGTTGGCGGACTGCGCCCGGTTCATCACCGTCGACCTGGCCACAAGCGTCCGCACGTCAGCGGACTTCACGGTGGCCGCCGCGTGGGCGATCAGCGTCAACGGCGACCTGATCCTGCTGGACCGGGTACGGGACCGGGTCGCGCAGTCCGGGCACTTCGACCTGGTGACACCTTTGCGGCAGCGCTGGCTCGGCCCGTACGACGTGACGTATGTGGAGTCCCGGATGTTCGGGACAACCTTGGTGTACGCGGCCGGGCGCGCCGGGTTGCCTTTGGCGGAGTTGCACGCCGACGTCGACAAGCTGACCCGTGCCCTACCGGCCGCCAATTTGCAGCGGCAGCACAAGGTGTGGCTCCCCGCCGACGCGCCGTGGCTTGACGAGTGGCTGGATGAGCTCGCCGACTTCCCGTCCGCCGCGCACGATGATCAGGTCGATGTGCTGGCCTACGCGGCGCGGGTCGCTGTGGCGCATTGGCTGCCCACCGAGGCGCCGACCCCTGCCCACCGGGGGCAGGCATCACCGATTTACGAGGCGTACGCGGCGGCCACCGGCAACGGCCATGTCGACCCGCTCAGCCAAGCATGGGACTAGAACCGGAAGTGGGTGCGCCGCATGACTGTTGCTGACGCACCCCGCACGGCGGTCGGGACTGTCGGCGACGTGTGGGCGTCCAGCGCCGGCTTCGACGATCTGCTGGAGACCGTCGCCGACCTGACCTGGCCGCTGTCGGTCACCACCTACGGGCGGATGCGGCACGACCCGCAGCTCACGGCCGTGGTCAACGCCTACACCCTGCCGGTCCGTAGCGCGCCGTGGGCTGTCGACCCGGCTGGCTGCCGTGATGAGGTCGCGCAGTTGGTCGCGGACGATCTGGGCCTGCCGATCCTCGGCACCGACATGGTGCCCGGCGCGGCGCGTCGGCGGGGGGTCCGCTGGGAGGAGCACCTGCGGCTGGCCCTGCTGAAACTGACGTTCGGGCACATGGTGTTCGAGGAGCGGTACGACATCATCGGGGGGCGGGCGCGGCTGGCCGCGTTGGGTGAGCGGATGCCGCAGTCCATCTCAGACATTGAACTCAACAATGATGGGACGCTGCGGGGGATCAAGCAGCACGCCGCCACCGCGAAGCTGATCGACGCGGGGCGGCTGCTGTGGTACGTCCACGACCGGGAGGGCGCGAACTGGGCGGGCCGGAGCATGCTCCGTCCGGCGTTCGGGCCGTGGCTCCTCAAACACGAAACGTGGCGGACCCACGCCACTTCTATCCGCCGTTTCGGGATGGGCGTCCCCAACGTCGAAGCGCCGGCCGGGGCGACACCCGGGAAGGTGCTGGAGGCGCAGAAACTCGCGTCGGCGATGCGCGTCGGGGACCAGTCGGGGGTGGGCCTGCCACCGGGGTTCAAGCTGAACCTGACGGGGATCTCCGGCGACGTGCCCGACGCGATGGGGTTCATCCGCTACCTGGATTCGCAGATGGCGCAGATGGCTCTCGTGTCCGTCCTGAACTTGGATTCGTCGCCGAACGGTAGCCGCGCGTTGGGTGAGACGTTCATCGACCTCCTCCTCACTTCGCTCAATTCGGTGGGGTCGGACATGGCTGAAACGGCGACCGGGCTGTCCGTGCGGATGGTCGACTACAACTGGGGCGAAACCGAGCCCGCCCCACGGATCGTGTGCGGCGATGTCGGGTCACGCCCGGAGGTGACAGCGGAGGCCATCGCCGGACTCATGGGCGCCGGTGCCATCGCCGCCGACCCGGCGCTCGAGGCGTGGGTGCGTGACCGCTGGCGGCTCCCGCAACGCGACATCGCCGACGATGAGGCGGTCGGGAACACCTACCTGTACGACCTTGAACTGGGCATCGTGTCGAAGAATGAGCGGCGTGCGCAGGTGGGGCTCCCGCCGATAGATGGCGGCGATGTCTACGTGCCCATGGTGCCGCCGTTGGCCGAGCCTTTGCAGCCGGTGGCGGCGGGTCGCGGCGGCAGGGCTGTGCGCGCGGCTGCTTCGAACGGTCTGCGGCGGGAGCCGACCGCCGTGGAGGCCGCAGCCCGGACTGACTTCGCCGCCGTGCAAGCCTCGTGGCAGTCCGAACTCGACAAGCTCATCAGCGCGTGGGCTGGCGTGACGAAGGCGCAGCGCGCCGAACTCCGCACGCAGATCGCTGAGGCCGTTGACGCGGGTGACCTTGAGGCGCTCGGCGGGCTGACCGCCGGCCACACGCATGGCGCGGGGCTCCTCGCGGCCGCGATGGCAGCCATGGCCGCCGACGCCGCCGCGCAGCAGGCTGACGAGGCCGACGCTCAGGGCGTGACCGTGGATCCGGCCACCCCGGATGAGTCGAAGCTCGCCGCCTATGCGGTGGCCGTGGCCGCGATCATGGCGTCCGCCCTCGCCAATGCCGCCGGCCGTGACGCGCTGCGCCGCTACACCGACGGGGCGACGGGCGATGATGTGGCCGATGCTGTCGATGACCATCTGGGCTCGCTGTCCGGCGCGTTTCTCGCCGAGCAGTTGGGTGGGGCCATGTCGGCGGCGCAGAATCAGGGCCGGATCGACACGATCGCGGGCGGGCCGGACCCGGAAGTCCTCGCCGCGTCGGAGGTGCTCGACACCAACACCTGCCCGAGTTGCGCGGCGATCGACGGTCACGTGTTCGACACGCTGACCGAAGCCGAGGCGGCCTACGCCGCTGGCGGCTTTGAGGGCTGTGACGGGGGCCTACGGTGCCGAGGCATCCTCGTCGCCGTGTACGACGCCACGTCGGTCGACCAGGCCGCCTGACCGTCTTTCTATGCGGCCTTGCCGCCGACCTTCCCCCGCGCCCGTTCGATCAGCGCCGCCGTGTCGTGCTTGGTTTCAGCACCCCATTCTTCGCGTGGCTCTCGCCGCATCCGGCGAGCACGAGCGCGGCCATCCCGATCATCAGTCCCCGTCTCATGCCGTGCACGCTACCCCGCCGTCTGAGAGGAGCGCGTTATCCCATGACCGCGCTCCACACCCTCGAACTCGACATCAAGATCACCGACGTGCGGGTCGGCTGCCACGCCTGCGGCAGCACCATCACCCTCCCCGTAGAAGTCGCCGGATGGTGGCTGGACGCGCATCGGATGCCCGCCGTCCTCACCGTCCACCTGACCGTGAACGGCCGGCCGCAGACCTGGCACCGCTGTGGCTGACCAGCCCGCAGTCCCCGCCGCGCCCGCCCTGTCCGCCCGACGCAACGTCGACCTCCTCCACGCCGGGACGTGGGACGCCTCAACCGGCACCTGGACCGCGACCCCCGAAGACTTGGCGTCGGCCGTGGCCGCCCTGGACTGCCCCGCCGTCCGCCGCCCACCACTCAAACTCGGCCACGCCGACCCCCGTTTCGACGGTGAACCCGCCGTCGGATGGATCGACAACATGGTCCTCACCGACGACGGGAACACTCTGGTCGGGGATTACGTGGGGATGCCGGGGTGGCTCGGCGACGTCATCGCGTCGGCCTATCCGGACCGCTCCATCGAGGGGTACTTCGACTTCCGGTGCCAGTTGGGGCACACCCACCCGTTCGTCCTGACCGCCGTCGCCCTCCTCGGCGTGGCCGCCCCTGCTGTGGCGCTCGGGTCGTTGCAGGACGTGGCCACCTTGTACGGGGTCGCCGCGTCGGCGGACACCACCGACCTGCCCGGTACTCACGTGGCCCTCATCGTCAACGCGAAAGGCGCACCAATGCCGAACCCGAACCCGCTGCCCATCGACACCGGCTCCACCACTGTCGCGGCAGGGGTGACCACCGAGGATGTGCGCCGCGCCTACTACGACGGTGTGTCCTGGTCGCAGTGGATCACCGAAATGGAACTGGATCCGTTGCAGCTGATCGTCATGGACGACGACACGGGCGGGACGTTCCGGGTGCCGGTGAGCATCGACGGTGAGACTCCGGCGTTCGCCGACCCGGTTGAGGTTTCGGTGACCTACGTCGACAAGAAGTCGCCGTCCGGGGTTGCCGCCATGAGCCGACGGGCCAAGTCGGTCGTGTTCGCGTCGAGGGCTGAGTCCCGGCCTGACGCACCCCCCAAGCCACCCGCCTCGCCGTCCGCGAGCGGGCCGTCCACACAGGAGAAGGAGGCAGTCGTGCCTGAAACCACGACCAGCCCGCCCAGCCTGCGGAGCACCCTCGGCCTCCCCGACGACGCCACCGACGAGCAGATGCTCGCCGCGCACCAGTCGGCAATGGCCAAGCTCGCCGAGCAGCCCACACCCCCCACCCCACCTGTCCCCCCCACCCCGGCCCCCGACGAGCCTGAGCAGAAGCCTGCCGGTGCCGTCGAGGCCAGCATCCCGGCGTCTGTCCTCAAGCAGATCGAGGACCAGTCGAAGGAGCTCGCCGAGATCAAAGCGGCACGGCAGGCCGACACCAGGCGGGCCCTGTTCGACTCGGCTGTCCGCGCCGGGAAACTCCGCCCCGCCGACCGCACCGCCTGGGAGGGCCGTTACGACAAGGCCCCCGAGGTCATCTCGGAGATCCTCGCCGCGACCGCCCCCAACTCGGCCGTCCCCGTCGATCAGGTCGGCGTCCCCGGCGGCGACGAGACGAAAGACATCGACGCCGAGTTCGCGCACCTGTACCCGCCGGCCTTCGCCGGCCAGGAGGGCTGACCTGTGGCCGACTACGTGCCGGTGTACCCCGGCGGGAACGACCCGTTCACCCTGACCGCTTCGGCTGCGATCGGCGGCGGGCAGCTCGTGTTCGCCTCCGGCGTCAACACGGTCGCACCCACAGCCGGGGCGAACGGCGCTACGGTCGGTGTCGCCGGTCATGACGCCGCGTCGGGTGTCCGGGTCACGGTCTGGCCGCTGCCCGGCGCCATCCACGAAACCATCACACCCGCCGGGGTGACAGCCGGCGCGGCCGTCGCGTCGGCCTCAGCCGGTGGGGTCGACTCCGGCACCCTCGGCACTTTGGCCGCCGCCGGCACCCTGCTAGGCACCGCCGTCACAACCGCCACCGCCGGCCTCAAGTGCCGCTGGATCGGCCGCTAACTCCCGGAAGGAGTGTTAGGACATGCCTGGTACTTACCCGGCAGCACCGGCCACCCTTTCGGGTGACCTGCTGACCATCAGCCGCCTGTTGCAGTCACCGACCGCGATCAGCCGGCGCCTCCGCACGTTCACCGATCTGCGTTTCACATCCGATCAGATCCTCACCCAAAGGTTCCGCTCATCCGGCGGGGCTGTCCTCTACGAAGTGTCCGAGCCGATCATCAACACGCGGCCGGTGGAGTCCGTCGCCCCCGGCTCCGGCTACCCCCACGATGTGCCCGCGAACGGCGCGGCAGCGCTGGCCGCCGTCCAGAAGTGGGGTCAGGCCGTTGACCTGACCGATGAGGAGATCACCCGCAACGTGTACGCGGGTGCTGCCGTCGACCGTGCCCTGCGGAAGCTCGTCAACTCCGTCATCAAGCAAGTCGACACGATCAGCCTCGCCGCGATCTCCTCGGCGGTCACCGCGACTCAGGTGGCAACAGCCGCATGGTCCGCCGCGTCGGGCACGACGATGCTCCGCGACACGATGGCAGCGGTCGCGAAGGTCATCGACCTCAACCTCGGGTACAAGCCGGACACGCTGCTGCTGTCCACCACCAAGTACGCCTACCTCGCCTCCGATTCGGTTGTCGTGAACATGCGGCGCCGGGAGGCCACCGACAACCCGGTGTACACGGGCATCATCGACGTGATCGCCGGGCTGACCGTTCTCGCCGCCCCCGCGTCGTCGCTCCCAACGGACGACGTGTGGATCATCGACTCGAAGCAGATCGGCGGGATGGCCGATGAGATGCCCGACGCGCCCGGCTACACGGTCGCTGATCTGGCGGTGCAGACGAAACCGATCCGTAAGGACGAGACGGACGCCTGGATCATCCAGGGGCGTCGCCTGACGGTGCCCGTGGTGCAGGAACCCGGCGCCGGTATCCGCATCACAGGAACCTGAGAGGACTGACCGATATGGCGAAGCAGTATGAGGTGGTCGGTTCTTACGTGGCGCAGGTGCCCGTGGCTGGCCCGCAAGGCAATGTGCTCACCGATTTCAACCAGGGCGCGATCCTCCCCTCGGATGTTCCGAAGGACCGGATCGCCCATCTGTTGTCGGTGGGTCTGATCGCGGAGGTCGGCGGGTCGAAGTCTGAGCCCGCCCCGGTCGATTCGGACACGGCGCCAGCGAAGTCGGCGTCCAAGGCCGACTGGAAGGCGTACGCCCAGGCGCAGGGCATGAGCGACGGCGACGCGGAGACGGCGACCCGCGACGACCTAGTCGAGCTCTACGCCAGCAAGTAGCAGCACACGTCCCGGCCGGGGCCTCCCCCCGTCGCCCTGGCCGGGATCCCAATCTTTGAGGAGACGCGCCGTACCACTGGGGAGCCGTCCGAGTCCGCCGAGGCCGACGCCCCACTGACCGCCAGCCCCCTGAAACGGCGTTTGACGGGCCTGCCGACCGAAACAGGCAGCGGAAACTACCCGCCACCCACGGAAAGGCCCGTACGACCGCCCTGGCGGCCGAGACGGACAACCCGGTCGCGGCCACCACGGTCAAGGTCCGCATCACCGGCGTCCCGACCGGAGCGGATACGGCGCTCCGCCGAGACGGACAGTGGATTGCCCGCCGTCCTCACCACCACCACCACCCCCGGCCGGGGCACTTGTCGGCCACACCCCCCGGAGCGCCGCTCGGGGCCGCATCCCCGCCGGCGTCTAAAGGAAGGGCGGAAACGGCCAGTGGTCAACACGCCCAACCCGCCATGGGTCGACGACGGAAGGACCCTCGCCCAGATCCTCGCCGGGGCCGCGCCCACCGCCGGTGCGACACCGATCACCGCCGAAAAACTGAACCGCCTTGAGGCCGCCATCGCATCGTCTGGTTCGCCGAATGTTGTCGGTGGCCGGCCGATCGTCGCGGCAGCGCAGGCGGCGGGGAGCCTCGCCCAGCTGCGGAACTACACGGCTGTCACCGGGCAGAACCGGCACCTGATCACGTCGGACTGTTCCGATGTGCGGCTGGTGTATTCGGCGCGGACGGGTGGTAACGGCGCGGCGAACGGGGTGACCCCGGAGTCGGACCTGTCGAGCAATGTGCTGCTGCGGGTGGGTGTTGCAACGTCAAGCACGGCCACGTCGTGGTATCCGGTGACGTTCGGCGGGAAGCAGATCGGGGAGTTGGCCCCCGGGTTCGGTCAGTTGGTCTCTGATCCTGTCCCGATGGACCTCACGGCCGGGTCGTACCTGTATGAGCGGTATTTCCAGTGGGTGCCGTTCGGGCAGGCGACGACGTTGGCGGCGTCCACATTGGCCAACGCGACGTCCTTCACGACGGCCGCCCTCCCAGCCGTCACGTCAGGCAACTTCACCGTCGACACCGGGGGCAACCTGGAAGTCGTTGAGGTTGTCGACGTGTCCGGGTCGGGGCCGTACACGTGCACGATCAACCCGAACACGTCGACGGGGGCGCTGAGGAACAAGCTGCTCCGGGCGCATAGCTCCGGGGTGGCCGTCTACCAGCAGGTTTTCACCGACCGTATCGCCTACTCCGACCGGGGCGAGTTCAACGCCGGGTACACGTCGGCGTTGCTGGCGATTCCAATGCGGGCGTATTCGGGGACGTTCTCGGCGATAGCTGCCAGTTCCACCACCTTGTCGTCGGCTGCGACGGCCGGTGACAGGTCGGTTGTGCTGGCGGCGGCGCTCAACGCGCCGACCCTGCTCATCGGCACTGGTGGTACGCAGGAGTCCGCCACGGTTGTCAACGCGGTCGGTCTTGCCGCACCGTACACGTACTACCTGGCGGCGCCGCTGACCAACGGCCAGGGGTCAGGGGTGGCGGTCACGTCGGGGACCACCGGGTATTCCGGTGGGGGGTTCGGTGCCCGTGCGATTGTCGCCGACCGGGCGTCCGGGGTCCGCAAGCCCTCGGTGGTTGTGGTTGGTGATTCGATCGCGGCGGGGGCGGGGTACAACATACGGTCGGCGACCGGGTTCATTGACCTGGCGCTCGGCGGGACAACACCCGTTGTGAACTTGGGGATTTCGTCGGACAAGGTGTCGACGTTCGTCATTTTCGACAACTCCCCTGGCCGGCGGAAGTGGCTGGGTGTCGCCGATTGGCTGATCATCCAGTATCCGCAAAACGACATCTCCAACGGACGTACGTTGGCGCAGATCCAGGCGGACTTCGCGACGATCATCACCATGGCCCGGAACCGTGGCAACAAGGTCTGCCTGATGACGCAGAAGCCGCAGACCACCTCAACGGATTCGTGGGCGACGGTCGGGAATCAGACCGTCGTCGCGGCCGAGTCTGTCCGGGCGTCTTACAACGCATGGATCCGTGCGGGTGCGGGTGGTGTCGCCGATCTGACTATCGACGTTGGTGCCCCGCTGGATTCGGGTTTGGCGGCGGGTGGCGCGGCGTCGGGTAAGTGGATCGGCGCGCATGCGACGAACGGGCCGTACACGTCGGACGGGGTCCACCCGTCGACCATCGGTCATGCGTTGATGGCCGCGGCGATCAACCCGGCCCTGTTCGTCTAGGGGGGTGAGATGGTCCGCACTCCCAACCCAATTTGGCTGGATGGCGCCAGCGGGTATGTGTACCGCTCCGAAACCTTTTACGTGAACACCGGCACTGACGTGTCCGTGGATGAGGTGTCGTTGGTCGAGGGCATCATCCCGAGGTGCGCCGCATGACCGTCTACCCCGGGGCGAACACCTACCCGCAGGCCGCACTGCCCACGTTCACGGCCGGCGGGGCGGTCAGCACCCTCGACACGACGCCACGTAGTAGCACAACCGGCACGACCGGCAGGACAACCGTGGAGGTGATCCGGTGAGCGCACTCGCCTACGACATCGGTGACATCGCCGCCGTCAACCTCCAGATCATCGACCCCGCCACCGGGGCGCCACCTACCGCCATCCAGGAGGCCGCGCTCACCGTCACCGCCACGGCAACAGACCCCAACGGGGTCCTCAGCGCCCCGGCCACAGCCCATGTCGCCCCGGACGGGTCGGGACGGTGGACGGTCAGCTTCACGGTGGGCGTGGCCGGTGTGTGGCGCGGCGAGTTCGCGTGGGCGGGGTCGCTGGGTGGGCGGGAGCCGTTCGCCTTGGTCGTCGCGGCGGCGGGTGCGTTGCTCCCATGGTCACCGTCACCGACTGAGGTCGCAGACTACGTTCCCGGGCGGACCCGGCAGACCATCCCGGCCGGGACGGACACCCTGGTCGGGACGTTCACCACCGCGACCACACCCACCGGGGAGCAGGTCGCCCGCCTCATCGCCGGGGCCGTCGCGTATGTGGCCGGGCGGGTGGGGACGGTCGACGCGGGCCTGTACTCCCTCGCCCTCGCCACCGCCGCGCAGCGCGCCGCCGCCTACGTGGAGCTGGCGTACCCGGAACGGGACGCCAACCTCAACACCGCCGAGCAGCTCCTCGCACTGTCCGACGCCACCCTGACATCCCTCGCGGCAGCCAATCAGGCCACCACCGGGGCGGCGGTCGGCTCTACCGCACTGCCCATGTGGGCGTTCCCCGACCCGGTCGCCTACGGGGATCTGGTCCTCTAATGGCCGCACCCGGCGGTAGAGGTGGCACCCGCATCGTCTGGGATGAGGCCGCGCTCCGCGAGCTCCTCGTCTCCGGGTCCGGTCCGATCGCACAGGACTTGCAGCAGAAAGCCGAGAAGGTCACCCAGGAGGCGAAACGCCTCGCCCCCGTATCACCGCACGGCTCCCACGGCAGACCATCCGGGTACCTGCGATCGCAGATCAACTGGACGACCGGGACGGACGGGCAGGGCATCTACTACGACATCCACACCCCGGCGACTTCCACCACGGGCGCGCCGTATGGCCTGTTCAATGAGGTAGGCACAAGCAAGATGGCCGCCCAGCCGCACCTGCGCCCCGCACTTGACGTGATCCGCTGATGCCCACCGCCATCTACGTCGACACCAAGGGCATCATCCGCGCCTGGATCAACGCGCAAACATCCCTTGTGGGGCCTGGGATGCCGCTGCCCCTCGGCGCCCACCTGAAACTCTTGCGCTCCCCGTTCGCCGGGGCGTACGCGCTGGTCGGGATCGTCGGCGGCACCGACACGCTGCTCGCCGAGGGATGCCACCGGGCGAGGGTCACGGTCAGCCTGTTCGGGCTGTCCCAGGAAGGCGCCGCACGGGCCGCCGTCGCCTACGCCAACCAGCTCCGCGCACTGCGCGGCGGGAACACGGCCATGACCGGCGCTGTCTGCCTGACCATCGGCGACATCACAGGGCCGCTCGATGTGACACCACCCGGCGACGAGGCCGCGCAGTACCTCGTCGATGCCGACTTCTACTTCCTGCCCGCCTAACCCCCCGGTCGCCCGCAGCGGGCGCCGTGTCACCACTCCCAGAGGAGACGCCCCACCATGGCAGACGACACCCCCAAGACGGCGGCCAAGGTTCCCACGCAGCCAGCCGCCTCCACCGCCCCGGCCGTCCCACCGCCGCTGCCGTTCCGCCCCGGCGACAAGACCCTCAACGAAATCCGCACCGAACAGGCAGCCGAATACGGCAAGTACACGGCGCTCGGACCCATCGACCATGACGGGGTCCGCGCCTACAACGCCGGTGATCCGGTGCCCGTGGCCAACGTGGAAGCCCACGGCTACCTCGACCAGAGCCTCGTCGCCGAATCCGACTCGGCCGAGGCCAAGACCGCACGCGGAATCGAGGTCTGACCCATGCCGACCACCGCCACCCCCACACTGCTCACCGACCCCGGGTACATCTTCACCGCCCCCATCGGGTCAGCCGAACCAACCAACACCGTCGCCGGGTCGGTGTTCACCGACGCCTGGCCCGCAGCCTGGATCAGCGCCGGGGCCACCGAGGAGGGCTCCCAGTTCTCCTACGAGATCAACACCGAGGCGGTCACGGTCGCCGAGTTCTTCGACCCGATCCGGATCGTCACCACCGAGCGGTCCGGAAACATCGCCTTCGCCATGGCCAGTTGGACCCTCGCGAACCTGAAGATCTCCATGAACGGCGGCACCCTGAGCATCGTCTCCGGCACGGGCGCCACCGCGCTCAACAAGTTCGAGCCGCCCGATCCGGGCGCGGAGGTCCGCCGGATGATCGGCTGGGAATCCCTCGACGCCACCACCCGCCTCGTCTGCCGGCAAACATTGCAGTCAGGAACCATTGAGTCGGCGTTCCGGAAGGCCCCCGATAAGGCCCTGATCGCTTGTGAGTTCCAGTTCGAGGTCCCAACCGCCGCTAAGCCCTTCGCGTTCTGGACGGCTGGGGCGGCGCGGGCATGAGCCGGCTAGGGGATTTCGGTGTTGACCACGGCCCCCTGCCCGAGCCGGACACGTTCGGCTTTTTCGGGGAGGAGATCCGCACCAACCCGGCGATGACCGAACTGGGCGTCGCGGACTTCCTGGAGGTCGCCTCCAGCATCGACGAGGGCGACGCGCGGGGGGCCATCGCCGGGCTGATAGAGACCAAACGGTTCGCCCGCAACTGCGTCCACCCGGACGACTTCGACAAGTTCTGGGCGAAGGCGCAGGCCAACCGGCAGGACAGCGAGGATCTCCTCGGCGCTCTCATGCCGATCACCGACGCGATGCTCGGCGGGCGCCCTACTGGGCGGTCCTCCGTCTCTACGGATGGGCCGCAGACCACGCCGGGGAACTCCTCACCCGAGCCGGCCTCGTTGGAGGAGCGGGTGTTGCCCAGGCTGGTCAAGGCGCACCCGGGCCGCCCCGACCTGCAACTCGCCGGGCTGCGGACCATCGAGGGCCGTGTCGCGGCGGCGTCCTGACTCTCCTCGACGCGGTCGGGCTGGCCGGGATGTGTGACCTGGCGTGGGTGGTCCTGTCCGACCGGGTCCGCACGCTGACCCTCGCCGACCGGCAGTCTCTCCTCACGGCCGCGTTCCTGGCTGGGGCGGCGGGCAAGGTGGACCTGCCCGACCCTGAGCGGGCGGTTGACGACTTCGCGGCCTTACTGGCGGCACCACCTGCGCCACGTGCGGCTGACCATGATCTGCGAGTCCTGCTGGGGGTGGCATAGCGGTGTCTCTCGCCGACGCTTTCATCCGTATCCGCCCCGACACTTCCGGGTTCTCACGCGACGCCCGTGGCTACCTCCGCGATGAGATGGGCCGGTTCGTGGCGCAGAACAACCGGGACTTGGCGAAGGGCGGGAAGGTCGGCGGCGGTCTGTTCGGGAGGGGCATCGCCCGTGGTGTCGGCCCGGCCGTTGCCGGTATCGGCGCGGCCCTGGCCACGGCCGGTGTCGGCGCGTTCCTCAAGTCCACGGTTGCCGAGGCGCGGGAGGCCAACAAGATCGCGGCGTTGACCGCTGCCGCGATCAAGTCGACGGGCGGCGCGGCGAAGGTCACCGCCGGGCAGGTGTCGAAGCTCGCCGAGGCGATCAGCAACAAGGTGGCCGTCGACGACGAGGCCGTCCAGTCGAGTTCGAACCTGCTGCTGACCTTCACCAAGGTCCGCAACGAGGTCGGCAAAGGCAATGACATCTTCAACCAGGCGACCATGGCAACCGTCGACATGGCCGCCGTGCTCGGTGGGACCGCCGCCGACAACGCGATCAAGCTAGGTAAGGCCCTCAACGACCCGCTCAAAGGCGTGACGGCGCTGTCCAAAGTGGGTGTGTCGTTCACCGAGCAGCAGAAGAAACAGATCGAGACGCTGGTCAAGCACGGCGACGTCCTCGGCGCGCAGAAGATCATCCTGAAAGAGCTCGCGGTGGAGTTCGGCGGTGCGGCAGCGGCCATCGCAACCCCGGCGCAGCGCCTCGCCGTGCACTTCGGGAACCTCAAAGAGAAGATCGGCGCGGCGCTGATCCCCACCCTGGACCGGCTGTCGACGTTCGCCACAGACAGAGTGCTCCCGGCGCTGGAGAAGATGGGCGCTGCGTTCCAGTCGGGCAAACTCACGTCTGGCGGGTTCACCGGGTTCCTCGAGAAGGTCGGGGTCGCCGCCCGCAATGTCGGCACCTGGATCACCGGAACAGCCGTACCCGCGATCCAGCGGCTAGCCGCCGGGTTCAGCTCGGGTGAGGGCACCTCGGGGATGGCGAAGTTCGGGATCACCCTGCGCAACGTCGCTATGTGGGTGCGTGACGTGGCCCTGCCCGCGATCCGGAACTTCGCCGGCTACCTGCGGGACACCGTATTCCCGGTGGTCATGAAGATCGCCCGGGATGCGATGCCCGGTATCAGGTCGGCCGTCGACGACGTGACCACCGCGTTCCGGGAGAACCGGCCGCAGCTTGAGAGCCTGTGGGCGTCGTTCAAGGGTTTCGTGAACATGATCGTGACGAGGGTGTTGCCGATCTTGGGGCCGGTGCTGCGGTTCGTGTTCACGCAGATGGGCCGGTCAATGGGCGACTTCATCACCATTGTGACGAAGTTCGCGATCATCTTCCGGGGTTTGGCCACGGTCGTCGCGCAGGTTTCGGCCGTGATCGCCAGAACGTTCCTGAACATGGTCGGGACGGTCATCAGCGGCGCGGCGAAGGCGTTCGGCTGGATGGGTCCGCTCGGCGGGAAACTGCGGGGCGCCGCCGCCGAGTTCGGGAAGTTCAAGGACGGCGTGAACCGTCACATCAAAGCGATCACGCCCGGCAAGAACGTCACGATCACAGCAAGCGCGAGAGTCAACCCCTACTCCGGGCAGGCCCGGGTCGGCTCCGGCACGTACGCCCAGTACAAGTCGTGGCAGGTCCGCGCGAAGGGCGGCCCCATCCCCCGCGTCCCGGGGTCCGTCCCGAACCGGGACAGTGTGCCGACGCTGACCATGCCCGGCGAATTCGTCGTCACCAAAACCGGGTCGAACCTCGGCGCGGCCCTCAAATACTTCGGCGCCCCCGGCTACGCCCTCGGCGGTGAGGTCCGCCGCTCCGGTGAAAGCCGCATCGGCACCTACGGCCGGCAGGTCGCCGGGAACCTGGAAGGCGGGGCCCGCTTCGTCGGCGAGGGCCTACTCAAGTTCGTCACGTCCGGGCTCGGCAAATGGATCGGCGAACAGATGGCGGCGCAGGCGGCACTCATCGGCCGGTCAGGTGGCTACGGCGGGGTGAAGCCGTGGGTCGCCGCCGTCGGTGACGCGGTGCAGCGCATGTTCGGGCGGATGACGGTCGGCGGGGTCGGGCAACGGGGCAACGTGTCGGACCATCCGACCGGGCACGCCCTGGACTTCATGACCGGCAGCAACAAGTCCCTCGGGCAGCGGATCGCCGGGCACCTCACAGCCAACTGGTCCAAGTACAACGTCAAGTACCTGATCTGGGATGCCATGTACGCGGGGACCCCCGGCAGGTGGACCCGGTACTCCCACCCGGCGGGCCGCACGGATGCGACGGCGATGCACCGCGACCACGTCCACGCCTCCTTCCTGTCCAGCCCACGCGGCCGGCGGATCAACGCCGGCGAGTACGACCAGGGGGGCTGGCTCGAACCGGGCCTGAACCTGGCGTACAACGGCACAGGCAGGCGCGAGCAGGTCCTACCCGCCGGGCAGGACACCCAGTCTCTGGCCGAGGCGTTCGCCACGGCCATCGCCGGGATGACCCTGCAACTCCGCATCGATCCGTCCGGCCTGGCCACTGTGGTCGCGGTCGGGAACCGCCAACTGGGGAGGCGCGGCTAGTGCCCCCCCTGTCCGCGTACCGCCTCGGCCCCGTCGGGAACCTCATCCAACTCCCCCTACCCGGCAACGGCATTGACGCCACAGCGGAGAAGGTCGGCGGCTCCCACCAGCTCTTGTCCGGTGGGCAGTCCTTCGACGTGATGGGCGTACGCCGCTCCTACAAGATGACCTGGACACGCCTCGACCCGGCCGACCAGGCCACCCTCGAAGCCCTCTACCTCGGCGCCTACGGGCCTGGCCCGTACGTCCTGCACGATCCGACACGGGTCAACATGCTGAGCGTCAACCAGTCCACAGCCACCGACCCACGGGGCGACACCACCGGGTTCGCCGCGAACACGACCAGCGTCATCTCATCGTCGCTGCTGGCCCCCCGTACCGGCCTGCGGTCACTGCTCGTCGACATCCCGGATGGGACGGTCGCGGGCAGCGGCGGTGTCGCGGCCACGTACGGCACGTACGGCACCGTCGCGTCCCCGTCGCTGGACATTCCCGTCGTCCCCGGGGTCACCTACACGGGCAGCGTGTACGCGCAGATGGCGGCGGGTGGGGCGTCGTTCGCGGTGCTGAGCATCATCTGGTGGTACACGGCAGCCGGGGCCTATCTCAGCGCTTCTTACTCGTTTTCGACGACGGTCACCAACGCCACGCCTGTCCGCATCCCGGTGGTGGCGGCGGCCCCGGCGGGTGCGCACCTGGCCAGGTTGTTGTTCACCAACAATGCGACCGTCCCCGCCGCCCATCCCGGCATTCACCTGACTGACTGGCAGGTCGAGCAGGCCGCAGCCGCAAGCACATGGGTGGTCGGCTCGGGTGTGCCCCGCGTCCATTTCGCGGCCCTGACCGACAACTATCCCAAGAGCGGGCAGCACAACATGGAAGCAACCCTGCTGGCTGTGGCCTAGATGCAGACCGCCACGGCCGCGCTCGCCACCGCGATTGAGGCGCCGGTCCGGCAGCCCACCTACCGGCTGTCCGCCGACTGGGACGCCGACGGCCACGGCGCGGCGGGCACCATTGACGACCTGACCGCCAGGGTCGCGTCGGTCACCGTCGACCGCACCCTGAAAGGGGACATCCCCGAACAGGTCCGCCTCGTCGAGGGCTACGCCGCCGCGACGATGACCGTCGAACTCGCCGGTGACCCGAACCGACCCGAAGGTGAGAACGCCGCATGGTGGGCGTCCCGCTTCAACACCGCGTCCCCCCTGTACGGCAAGGAACGCCTCGCCCGGGACGTGAAGTTTGAGTTCGGGATGTCCGGGGCCGAGATGCTCCCTCAGTTCACCGGGCTCACCTCCGCGCTGAACGTGTCATCGGCGGACCGGTCGGCTTCCCTGACCTGCCTGGACAACTCCGAACGGCTCCGCTCCAAGATCAGCCTGCCACCTGTTGTCGCCGACGATCGGGCGCAGGCCCGACCCGGCCTGTCCGGCGGGTGGCTCACGGACTATGTGCTGCGCCGCAACAGCTTTTACGCCACCCCGCCACCGCCCGCCAATGTGCGCTTCCTGGCCACGATGCGCGGGTCGGCCTACCCCGAGACGGGAACGTCGCAGCAGGTCCTCGGCCCCCTCGGGCAGGCCGCCGAGTTCACCACCGCCACCGAAATGTTGCAGACCACCGCTACCGCCGTCGAGTACTACCGTTTCACCCCGGCCAGCCCGCTCAACCTCAACACCGGGCATGCGATCGGTGTTGAACTTCACCAGTTCACGGTGACCAGCGCGGCCGGGGGCCTCATCCACGTGTGCAACCCGAGCCTGCCCGACCAGGGTGTCGCCGTGTGGATGGACGCCGCCCGCGTCCTGTACGCCGGGGTCGCGCTCCTCGGCGGGGTCGCCTGGAACGGGGGGGCACTCACCGGGCCGACGCTGCCCGCCGGGACCAACTACCTCACGGTCCACTTCGCGTTCACCAACTCCGGCTGCACGGTCACCTGGCGGGTCAACGCCACCACCACGTCCGGTTCGATCGCCTGCGGCTGGGTCGACGATGCGTACCTGCTCAACTCGGTGCGCATCGCCGAAGCCCCCATCGCCACACCGCTGACCGCACCCACCCGGAAAACCGGCACCTTCGGGCAGGTCACCGTCACCAACCAGCCCGCCCCAGGCCCGTACAACAACGCCTTCGTCCCGACCGCGATCATCGACCCGTCCCTGAACAAGATGAACGCGGTCCTCAGCACCGAGACGCGGGACTCGGCAGGGTTGCTGACGGAGATCGCCGCCGCCGAGCAAGCCACCTTCGGGTTCGACGAGGCCGGGGTGCCACGCTGGCGAAACCGGCACCGCTGGGGCACCACCGAAGGGCAGACCCTCCAACGGACCCTCACCACGTCAACGGCCATCACAGACCTGGACTACGACGACGCCCTGGAGTCGGTGCGGAACGTCGTCACCGTCGAAGCATCCCCGGTTGTCGTGTCGGCACTGTCCGACGTGTGGCGCTCGGCGGGCGGGGAACTGATCCGCCCCCGCACATCGACGGTCATCTGGGTGGCCTTCGAGCATGCCGTGGTCGCGCTGGACACGTACATCAAACTCGCGTCGTCCGTATTCGTCCCGTCCGGGAAGTCCCGTATCCGCCTGAACACGAAGGCTGACGGGACGGGCACGGACTGGACCGGCGTCGGGGTGTCCGCCGTGCTGTCCCTGATCACGGCCACGTCGGCGAAGCTGACCATCGGCAACGCCAGCGGGACCACCTTGTACCTGTCCTCACCTGACGGCGCGGGCGGTGTGGTGCTGGCGGGGCGGACCGTGCAGGCCGACACCACCGGGATCGTCAAGCAGACCGCCGACGATCAGGCTTCCGTCGCTGATTACGGCGAGCAGACCCTCGACGTGGGCGCGAACCCGTGGCGGCAGACCGTCGACTCGGCCAAATCGCTCGCGTCGCAGTTGCTCGGCGAGTTGTGCCAGCCCCGCCCGGTCCTGACCAATATCGGCATCGTCGGCGACCCCCGGCTCCAGCTAGGGGACCGGGTCCGCATCGTCGACCGGGAGGGTCTCGCCATCGACGGGGAGTACCGGCTGTCCGGCATCAACAGCCGCCTAGAGGGCGGGAAGTTCACGCAGCGGATCACAGCCCGGCAGGCACCCGTCACCCTGCGCTGGGGTGTCGGCCGCTGGGGCGTCAACTCTTGGGGAGTCTGAATGACGTACCCGTTCGCCGCTCAGGCGTTCGACCAGATCGCCAGCCAGAACTTTATCAACGGTGTCGCCACCGCTGTCGACCTGCTCCGCGCCCCAGCCGTCGCCTTCGTCCCTGTCATCACCGGCGCGACGACGAACCCGACGAACTTCACCGCCGACGCGAGCGCCTCCTACTACGTCGTGCAGGGCTACGTGTGCTACATGCACGCGCAGCTGACGGCCCGCTCGGGGTTCACCGCCGGGGCGGGTGCCTACGGCATCAGCCTGCCCGTCGCCGCCGCGGCGGTCATCGACCAGACACCGTTCGTGGTCCGCGCACTGGACACGTCGGCGGTCGCGAACTACCCCGGGCAGGGCCGAATCTTCGCAGGGTCCAGCAAGGTTGACCGCTGCTACTTCACCTTGGGATCCACCGCCACGCTAAGCCCCACCTACCCGTTCACGTGGGCTCTCGATGACACGTTGACCATCGACGGCTCCTACCTCATCGCATGAGAGGACCTCGTCTATGACGATGCCCACGGCGGGGTTCCGGGGTGCGTCCGACCCGGCGACGGTCCTGTCTGGTTCGGGGCCACCCACCGACGACATCGGGTCGGACGGAGACACCTACGTGGATGTTGACAGCAATCTGACGTACGGGCCGAAGGCTGCCGGTGTGTGGCCGGTTGGCGCGGTCGTCGAGTTGGCCCGCGCATGATCGCCCGCCGTGCGCTGTTCGGGCTGCCGCTGTTCGCGTTCTGGCCGCGTCCAAAGCCGAAACCACCGAAGGGTCCTCCCGTGCCTCTCAAATCCCCGGCCGGATCAGACGTGCAAGTGTTCGACGCATCCGGCACATGGACCAAGCCCGCCGGTGCGCGGCTGGTGTCCGTCACCTGCATAGGGCGCGGCGGTGCTGGTGGATCGGCCCGCCGGGGCGCCGCCGGTACTGTCCGCTGCGGCGGCGGCGGCGGTAGCCACGGCGGTTACGCGACGCACCTGTTCGAGGCGTCATCGCTGACCGCCACCGTGGAGGTTTCCGTCAACGGCGGCGTCTACTTCGGGGGTGCTGCCGTGACCACGGACAACACCGACGGTGCCTCGGGCGGCACGGGAACCGATGCGGTGTTCGGCCCACCCGCCAGCCCGTACCTTCGCGCCGGTGCCGGGTCCGGTGGGTCCGGTGGGACCAACGCGACCGGGACCGGCGGGGGCGTGACGACAGCGACAATGCTCAGCCTCCTGGCCGGTCAGAGCGCGTCGACGACGGGTGGGAGCCCGACTGGCTCAGTATTCGCACCGGGCGGTGGTTCGGGTGGCGCGGGGGCCGGCCTGACCGTGGGGAACGCCGCGAGCAATGGTGGCAGCGGCGGTGACTCACAGGTGTTCGCGAACGTGGGGACCGGCGCGGGTGGTTCAACGCCGCCAATTGACGCCCCGGCCGCGTTGGATAGTCCGGTCGGTTCGGGTATCCCCGGGCCGGGCGGGGGTGGCGGGGGCAGCAATGGTGGCAACGGGTCCGCTGGTGCCAAGTACGGCGGCGGGGGTGGCGGAGGTGGGGCCAGCCTGAACGGGACGAACTCCGGGGCCGGTGCGGTCGGCGGGGCGGGCGTCGTAGTTGTCGTCAGCTATTTCTGAGCCATCCTCCCGACCGACTGGGGGTTCGCCATGACCGCCACGCCCCCGTCCGATGACACCACCGCGAACCACAAGGAGGGGCGCTGATGAGTGCCAGACATGCCGGGGGCCGGGGACGCGGGCTGCTCACCCGGCTGCGGTCACCCCGCCCGGGCCTAGGTGACATGCTCATCGCGACCGGATGGTTCGCCCTGACCGGGCTAGGGCTCATCATCCAATCAGACCGCTACTCCAACACCCCGGCGTACGCCAACCTGATCGAGGTGCTACCCGCCCAGGTGTGGGGCGGTTTCCATTTGGCGGTCGCCGCCGTCATGCTCGCCGCGATCACCCACCTCCAGGTCCGGTGGATCACTACTGCCGCCATCACCGCCGCCTTCGCGCTGACCGGGGCATGGTGGGTCGCGTTCATCGTCCGCTGGCTCACCGACGTGGGAACAACACCAGTCAACCCGATCAACTGGGCGCTGGTGTTGTTTCTCCTGACCCGGGTGGCCACCGGAATCGACTCGGTAA